CCTTTCTAGACGTGGTATACTACGCTTACCTCACCCCTTCGTCGGTGGGACGGCCGCCCGGCTCACCCCCGCCGAGATTTTGCCTACAGACGCCCGCGCACCCAACCGGCGCGGGCGTTTGGCGTCTAGGGGCATTTACATAGAGCGAACGGTTGTGCTATACTGTGGGGCGAGCGTTTCAGAATGAAACAGAGTAGCGGTAGTTTATCGGCATGACCACTGTCAAGCTATCCGACATCACCCCCGACGACCGCAACGCCAACCGGCACACAGAACGCGGCGAGTACATGTTGCGCCGGTCGCTAGAACGCTTTGGCTTCCTGGAGCCGGGCGTACTGGATGCCAATAACCGCATCATCGGCGGCAACAACCGGACGGAAGCGGCGGCCGATGTACTGGACGCTGAGGACGCCATCGTGATTGACATAGACGGGCGGCGGCCCGTCTTTGTGCGTCGGGCCGACTTGGACTTGACGACGACGGAGGGCAGGGAGGCAGCAATTGCGCTAAATCGGACGGCGCAAGTGGGGATAGAGTTTGACCCGCTGATGCTGGAAGATTTGGCCCTGTCCGGCGTTGATATGGGCGACTGGTTTCAGCCGGGCGAGCTACGCGAGTTCGGTCTGGACATTGACGACGCGGGCAAGGTGGCCCGCCCGGACTACTCGGAGTTGGACGCCGATTTCTGGGCCGATGTGCCTATGCCCGAAGGCGTGCCAGATAGCCTTTGGCCGACTGACAACGAGTGGGGGATTCCGCTGCTTGACATTGAGAGGCAGGCGGACGCCTTCGACGTGCCGATTGAGACGTGGGGCGCGAAGGCCAGAAGCAAGAAAGCGGGCACTTACCATTTCTACACCGAAGATAGCCGCTTTGCGACGATCTGGCAGCGGCCTGACATGCTGGTTAAGGCGGGTTGCGTCAATGTGGTAGAGCCTAACTTCTCCGTTTACGACCAGGTTCCGCGTGCCGTGGCGCTGTGGGCGACGTTTCGCAAGCGATGGTTGGCGCGTTACTGGCAATCGCAAGGCATACGCATCTTTGTCGATCTGAATGTGGCGCGGCCATATGATGACCTAAATCTATTGGGCGTTCCGAAGGGGTGGCGAGCCTACGCGACGCGGGGCTATGAATCGCGCTTGCACATGACAGACGAGGAACTAGAGATTGCCCGGACGCACGCCGGCACGACCGACGTGCTATTCATGGTCTATGGCGGTTCGGCTAAGGTGCGCGACTGGTGCAACGCCAACAGCGCGGTATGGGTGGCTGAGGACATGGACAGGGCAAAGGGTAAGTATCTGGACAGTATCGGTAAAGAGGTGACGCATGGCTAAGTCAGCGGGTTACAGCAGAGAGTACAGGGCACTCCGAAAGGCGATAGGGGGCGCAACCCTATCGTCTTATTTCAAGAAGTCCCCCGAAGTAGCGGCCCTAGATAGCAAAATGAATAAGGAAATGCGCCGCTACAACAACTTGGCAAAGCGGGTAAATGGCCTTCAGGCCGCCGGAAAGCCCGTTCCGACGCGCACCGCCAACGCGCTACAAAAAAGCGATAGAAAACTCCGCGGCCTTCAGTCCGCAAAGACACGAATAGTCAACGGTACTGACAAGCCGGTTAAGAAACCAAAGGCTCCTGGCGGCAATCGCTATCTTGCGCGGAGCGGCTATCGCGGCGATTAGCAGCCGTTGCGCTTTTTGACGAATGGGCAAGCACTACTCCGTCAAGCAGTTTGAGACAGCCATCCCCGGCTCAGGCGGCATTATCGCTACGATTGCCCGCCGCGTCGGGTGTAGCTGGCACACGGCCGCGACCTACCTGAAGGACAGCCCCAAGCTTGCCCGGCTGTACGAGGATGAGGCCAGCACGATTGACGATTTGGCGGAGAGTGTAGTTATCAAGGCCATGCAAGAGGGGGATACCAGCGCGGCTAAGTGGTGGCTAGAGCGACGGAGGCGGGCAAAGTTTGCCACGCGCCACGAGCTAGGCGGCCCGGACGGCGGGCCGGTGCTGATTCAGATGACATGGGGTGACACCGATGCTGGCGACGGCAGCAACGACGCGGCTTAAGCTGCCCGCCTTCCACCCGCGCCAGGCCGAGATAGCCACGCACCCGGCGCGATTCCGCGTCGCTGCATGTGGCCGGCGCTTTGGCAAGACCCGGCTTGGCTCAGCCATCTGCGTCAAGACGGCCGCCGACGGGGGCCGGGCGTGGTGGGTAGCGCCGTCCTATCCCGTGGCGATGGTCGGTTGGCGGCTCATTCGTCGTCTGGCGTCGCAAGTGCCGGGGGCCGAGGTGCGCCAGTCCGAGCGGCTAGTGTCTTTCCCCAACGGCGGTGAGATTCAGGTGCGCAGCGCCGACAACCCCGACAGCTTGCGCGGCGAAGGGCTTGATTTTGTCGTCTTTGATGAGTGCGCCTTTATCCACGAAGACGCATGGCAGGAGGCAGTACGCCCGGCGCTATCTGACAGGCTAGGCCGGGCGCTATTCATATCCACGCCGAAGGGGCGTAACTGGTTCTGGCGATTGTGGCAGCGGTGCATAGACGACCATGACCATGAGTGGCACGGCTGGCAACTGCCGACGGCCGCCAATCCCTACATCGCCCCGGCAGAGATTGAGGCGGCGCGGCTAGGGCTGCCGGAACGCATTTTCGCCCAGGAGTTTCTAGCGCAATTCCTCGACGACGCGGGCGGCGTATTTCGTCGCGTCATGGAGGCGGCTACGGCCACGGCACAAGGCGGCGCTATTGGCGGGCACGAATATACGTTCGGAGTGGACTGGGGCCGATCCAATGACTATACCGCTATCGCCGTTCTGGACGTTACCCACTCCGAGATTGTGGCGTTAGACAGGTTCAATCAAATAGACTACTCATTGCAACTGTCACGGCTAACGGCGCTCTATGAGCGCTTCCGGCCGCGGGCGATTGTGGCCGAGGCTAATAGCATGGGCCAGCCGCTTATTGAGCAATTGCAAGTGGCCGGGCTGCCGGTAGTGCCGTTCACAACCACGGCGGCCAGTAAGCAGCTGGCGGTCGACGCGCTGGCCCTGGCATTTGAGCGCGGTTCTATTCGTATCATTCCCGACGCGACATTGATAAGCGAACTACAGGCATACGAGGCCGAGCGGTTGCCTAGCGGCATGTTGCGCTATGGCGCTCCGAGCGGGATACATGATGACACAGTAATGGCCCTAATGTTGGCGTGGCACAATCCCGCGCCGGCGACAGCGGGAGTAACTAGCTATGTTCAACGCAGTTTTTCAACGGCCCAACGGCCGCGGCGCTAACGCGGCTATCAATCCCGCGTCGCTGGCCCTCGCCAGTTGGCAGGCCGCCGATTATGACGACCAACAGCGGCACTACGTCGCCCTCAGAGAGTGGTACGACGGCGATCACAAAGTGCCGTTGACCGACCGCCAACGCGAGTATCTTGGCCTTAACGCCGGTTTCCCGTGGTCGATGAATTATCTGCGTATGCCGGTCGAGCTTTGCGTAGAGCGGCTAACCGTCACCGGGTTTGACGGCCCGGACGGCATCGGCGGCGAAGGCGGCGTGCTTGACGAGTGGTGGACATCTAACCGCATGGACGCGCTGCAAGCGCAAGTCCACCGGGCCACGGCGCGGGATGGCGATACCTACGTCCTCATCGAGTGGGATGCCGACGGCGGCCGGCCGCGCTTCTCCCACGAACCGGCCTACGATGGCGATGAGGGCATGAAGGTTCACTATCTGTCGAACCTCCGCCGCGAAATGACAATGGCGAGCAAGGTGTGGACAGAATCGCGTTTTGACGACCGCGGCCAGCTACAGACGACGCGCCGCCTGAACCTCTACATGTCCGACCGCCTGGAGCGCTACGTAGAGAGCGGCAAGGGCTGGCAGCGCTTTGAGGAGCCGGGCTATCCGTGGCCCATCCCCAACCCCATCGGCCGCATTCCGGTCGTCCACTTCCGTTGGCGCGACGACGGGGGCAACTGGGGCGAGGCGGAGACTGAGCCGCTTGTGCCGTTGCAGATGGCGCTCAATAAGTCGGTCATCGACCTGTTGGAGGCGGCCGACAAGACGGGCGCGGCGCTGTTGACGTTGACCGGCGCGTCCTGGCCGGCGACCGCGCCGGTCGTGCGGGCCGGCGACGTGCTGAGCGTGTCCGCGCCCGACGCTCGCTGGGGCAGCATCCCGCCCGGCGACCTGGCACAACTGCGCGAGGTGGGTAACGATTTCATTGTCCGCATGGCGCAACTGGCCCACATCCCGCTGCAATACTTTCAGGTGACGGGGGCCATTGCGTCGGCGGCGACGCAGGCGGCCGACGACGGGCAGCTTGTGGCGAAGGTGTCCAGTCTGGCCGTGGCGCTAGGCAACGCCTGGGAGGACGCCATGTACATCGGGCTTAAGCTGAGCGAGGTCTACGGCGACGGCCGCGACCTGGCGCGGGGGGAGAATATCGAAACGCGCTGGAAGGGCTTTGAGCGGGTTGACCCGTTGGCGGTGGAAGAGCGTCGGGCGGCCATTGTCCAGGCCCTCAGCGCGGCGGGGCTGGGCGTCGAGGGTATCGTAGCCCTACCGGCGCTAGGCTATTCGGAAGAGGAACAACAGAAGTTATTGCAGAGCGACGTGGTGACGGGGGTGGGGCAATGAAGCGGCCGACGCAACCCGCTAAGGTCATCCCCCTGGGGCCGGCGCTAGACACGCCGGACGACGAACTCGATATGGCCGCGCTCATCACGACCGAAGACGTGGAAGCGGCGAAGGCCGACGCGGCGGCGCGGATGAGCAAGAGAGGCGCGGCGCTACTGGCTACGGCGCGGGCAGGAGGACAGGATGACATTGAAAATCCAGATAAATAGAGATGAGGCCCGGCGCGCGATTGCGGACATCTTGCGCCAGTTGGGGCTGGCCCTGAGCGCG